TGGAACAGCTTTAACAGGAAGAATTGTAATTTATGGAATTTACATTTGAGAGGTATACATGAGTCAAATTTTTGTTCCAATGTCATCTGGAAATATCCCCGTTCAGATACCCATAAATTTTAATGTAGATCTGAACGAACCATTTACCCCAGCATTATTAGCAGCTTCTGGAACCGTCAACGCTGTAACTAATAATATTAGAATAGGTGGGACTAATGGAATTCAAACGATTCAAAACGGTACTCTTGGTGATTTAATTATTGGATTTGTTGAGGCATCTGGAACTACAGTCGGAGCTACTACAGCTAGTTTGTCAATCACTGTTCCTTTGAACTCAGTAGAAACATATCAAATCATTGTAAGTGGTCTTGCTGATAATAACGACGGAGTTGGGGCATACGGTACAGCCGTATGCAAAAACATAGCTGGTGTTGCAAGTATAGTCGGAACTGCTGATTTGATCGTTAACAGAGATGCATCGCTAGCAGGTACAAACGTAACGACCGGAGTATCCGGAAATCAATTTCTAGTTACTGTTTTGGGTGTAGCTGGAAGAACTATTAATTGGAATATAGCCCTTCCGGGCATTGTGGGTACATAATGGCAGGCATAGTAAATGATGTTCTTTATGCGTTAAATTCAGATTTTACAGGTGGAAATAGCTTGCTTGCATCTGAAAGTAATGGATTAGTTACAAACGGCAAGATGTGGATAGGAAGTACTGCTGTTAATTCAGGTGGTACGCATATCAATGTTGGATCTATTACATCTCCAAGCGGTACTGTAACGATAGGATATTCATCTCCAAATATCACACTTGATGTATCAGGTGCAGCAGTAACGGAAACTCTGACAGGAAATAGCGGAGGTGCATTATCTCCCACTGCTGGAAATTTCAATATACTGGGTACGGGTAGTACGACAGTTGCAGGTTCCGGAAGCACATTAACTGCACAGTTAACGGGTTTAACGAATCATGCACTTTTAGTGGGTGCTGGCACCGCAACAATTACTAAACTTGGATTAGGATCAGCTGGCCAGGTACTTCAGTCTGGTGGAGCAGCTGCCGATCCAGTATATAGCACAGCAACTTATCCATCTGCAACTGTTGGCACAGGTAAAATTTTGTATGATAATGGTACAAATTATGTTACTTCCGTTCCAACTTTTCCAACTTCTGCCAGTGCCACATCTAGAAAAATGACTGTTTCAGATGGTACAAATTGGGTAGCTAGTACTGAAACTTGGGCAGTGCCTGGCACGAGTGGAAATGTTTTGACAAGTGATGGAACTAATTGGACGGCTGTTCCAGGTGTTCAAATGGCAACGGTTACGTTGACATCAGCACAAATCAAAGCTCTCCATGGAACTCCTATACAAATAGTAGCAGCACCTGGAGCTGGAAAAGTAATATGTGTTCTCGCAGCAATATATTGCAATTTTATCTATGGAGGAACTAACGTATTTGTGGCAGGAGCTTCACAAGATATTGCTTTATGGTATGGAACTACTACAAAAGTTTCAACTACAGGTCTTGTTTTTAATGCTACATTAACAGGAACCACATCTCTTATTTCAACAGGAAATATATCTTCTAATGCAAGTATAACTCTAGCAAGTTTTGAAAATTTAGCTATAAATGCATACAATTCAGTGGTCACAGAAATATCAGGAAATGCAGCAAATAATAATACTGTTACAATGACATTTGCTTATTATATAGCTACACTGTAAGAGGCAAAAAATGTCAAAAGGCAAAGAAAAAAAAATCGTAAAAAAAGTTTTAAGTCACATCAAAAAAGACGACAAAGAATTTAGAAAGCAAATTGATGATGACAAGAAGCTAATAAAAACGCTAAAAAAAGTAGGAAAGAAATGAAAGGCAAAGAAACTCGCAAAAAAACTGCAATGATTCATCCGGATAAGCTAGGCGCAGGAGCAGCAAAAAGAGAAGCATTACCTGCGAAAGAGAAAATTGCAGTCGTCGAAGGCGAATTTAAGCGTGGAACATTGCATAGCGGTTCAGGCGCAAAAGTAACTAATCCTAAACAAGCAATTGCTATCGGTCTTTCAGAGGCTCGAAAAGCTGGAGCAAAAATCCCAATAAAGAAAGGAAAATAGTCATGCATAAGAAAGAACATCATGAGAAAGAAGATAAGCATCATGAAAAAAAAGAACATCATAAAAAAGCTCATCATCATTTGACACACAAAGAAGAAGTTAAAGGTGGAGAGCATTCGCATGATGATCATAAGAAACATGCCATGCATCACCATAAAGAAATGTCTAAACACATTAGTGCTTTGCATAAAATGGCAAAAGCTGGTCATAAACACCACAAAGGAAAATAGTCATGCATAAGAAAGAACATGAGCACAAAGAACATCATCACGAGAAAAAGCATCACGAGAAAGAGCATCATCACAAGATGGCTTTAAAAGCTAAGATTGCTACATCTCCTCATCATAAAGAAAAACACAAACATCATGAGAAATAAAGATGCACAAAAAAATCTTAGAAAAAGCTTCTAAAGCATTAGACAAAGATGCTAAGAAATATGAAACAAAAGCTAAACATGAAACTGGCAAAAAGAAAAAACATGAAATGATTGAGAAGCGTGAAGCTAAGTCAGCTGCAAAAGATATGAAAAAACGTGCTAAATCAGCTCACGAATATTGACACAAATTTGTGTCGTATTTAAATTGATCCAGATTTGTGTCAGATAGTCTATTATAGACTATCTGCACACTTCATGACACTTCGTGTGCATTCAGTTAAATAATAACACCTAAAACATCTCTTTCCGTTATTAGCAGATGTTCATCATCTTCTTTGTCGAATTGTACAGGTCCAAACTGATTTATGAGAAGTATATCTCCAATTTCTACTTCAAGATCAACTTGATTTCCTTTAGATATCAATACAGCCTTAAACGGTCCTGTAATGGATGTTTGTACAATAATCAAAGATGGTTTTTCTTCTTTGATTTTTTTGATCAACATGTTTTTTGCTAAGGGTCTAATCATTTTCTTTTTCCTTTTCCTTTTCCTTTAATTCGAACCAATATCTTTTAACCATGAATTCATCTATTTCAATCCTCGAATTCATTGTCTTGACCAAACCACATGGATTTACAAAAATGAATGAATTCTCTATATGACTCCCTAGTCATGTCTACAATAGTAAATATAAAAATGAACGGAATCATGAATGGTAAACTTATGATAAAAATTGTCCTTCGAACATGTTTATTTCTTATTTTCATTTGTTTATATATTCCTTTTTATCATTTACAGAAACATGATTAATTAATTGTTTAATTTTTATCTTAATGATCTCATAATACTCCCGAATAGGTTCAATACAGTTCATATAAAACCCTCCATTATCACCACAACAATCTTTACAGACACAATTGAGAATTTCTATCATTATCAAAGTCGGAAAAAAAACAGGATTTATCTGAATCAATTTACCAGCCATTTCAGAAGCCATCCCCGCAACAATATTACAATGCCAGTAGCAACCTTCAAGTTTTTTCTTTTTTTCGTTTTCAGCTTCCATTTCTTCTGTATTACAAGGGCCGCAAGGACATCGATATCCTTCTTTATTATTACGTTCAATAATAATCAAATCGTCTAGTTGTGTGATTTTAGACACATCTTCACAAAGTCCTGATGCAACGAACAGTCCATACAATATTTCTTGATCATTCTTTTCCATTGTTTCACAATGACGAATCACAATAAACTTTTCTGTGTATTCAAAGATAGGCATATTTGGATTTACTGATTTATACCAAATATAGTCCTCATTAAATCTAGAATGCATTTCAAGTCCTGCATATGCTCTCATTCGTATTTCTAAAGCATTAATAAGATCTTTTTTAGAAAGAGACGGGCAATCAATGACTTCATTGATATCTTCTAGAGCTTTATAGCATTCGTCTAACTGTAAAAAGTTTTTAGCTCTGTTTATTCGTATAAAAATATGCGATTCGTCTTTCTCATTTTTAGTGAGATTAACGGCTTCAGAAAATGCAATATCAGCTATTTCATATTGTTTATTTTGATAAAATTGTGCTCCTTTCACATAATGATGACTCCAATCTTCACATGCTGAAATATTCATTATGCTGAAAATAACCGACGCAGATAAAAGATAATTTTTCATATTTCCCCAATTTTTTTTAAATAATTTATTTCTTTGTTTTTGCATAAAATATATTTAAATATTTATACAACGTAGCTCTTGAAATACAAAATTTCTTAGCAATAGAGGACTTGCTCTGTCGAGTTGTTTCTATCAAATCGACAATTTTTAGTATCTGAAAATCGTTTAATATTGACTTTCTACCCATTTTTCTTTTCTTTAGCTGCTTCGGAGTTAGCTTTTCTTATCATAAGATCTCTGACGTATATTAGATTTCTCTCGCATTCTTTTTCACCATCAGAATTCTTTTCGATATTCTGACTAATTTGCTTTGTAAATAGTAAAGAAATAATAATATATCTTTCATGGGGATCATAGTCAGCACACATCATATCTATAACAGAGTCTATACGTGAACCTAACAACATAATTTCATCAAATCTTTCTTCTGTAATATTTGGTCGTTCCATATTATTTTCCTAAATTAGCTCCGCATACTGTACAATAAAAATTACCTGCCCAATCTGCATTTTTTTTGTCATGCCATTGAACAGATCTGCATTTTTGACATTTAAATTGTCTATGTCCTCCGTCTACTACTGCCATATTTGAGTTAAAATTCTTATTAAAACAAATAATTTTTCCAGTACAACGAGCTTCAATTAAAGGCGCATAAAAAAAAACTGCGGTCAACATTAAAAAAAGTTTGAACGTGATAAAATTGTCTGAGATTTTTCTTTTCTTTTTTTGCTTATTTTCTAGTGTTAACATATTTATCTCAGCGTCTAGCCATTCATTTTCAATTTTCATAGGAAACCTCATGTAATTTTGCTAAAGAAAGCGGTTTGAATATTAATGACACTGACGAATCAGAATATATAGCAAAATGGTCTATTCTGATAGGTTGATCTTTTAATCCATCAATTATTGTATTGAAACAGTCTATTTGATCTAACGTCAGCGAATATAGAATTTCTGGCTCTTCTTGCTGTTTGCATCCAGAGGAAATATTCTCTAATTTATTTTCGTTCATTTTTACCCTTGTGTTTATCTCTATCCATATCTTAACACATTGTCTATTTATTATAAAGAGGAATATCTCTATGACATCCAAAAATCAATCAACTTATTGTAAAACTCTTTTGTGTGAATGATGTTTTTTGAAAAGTCAAATTCAGAGATATCAGTTGATCCTTTAAATACAATTCGAATTTGAGACTCTCGGAATGTAATCATACTGACTGTATCTAAATCGATGCAAATTTTAAGATCATCAAAATCAAATAAATATACTTTTGACATATTAAATTCCTGCTGGCTTGATAGTCGCTGTCACTGTAGGCGTATTTGCGTTTGTCTCATCGATTACATCTGATGCAGTTCCTTCTGTATGCACCATTGAGATATTGTAAGTACAGGCACAAAGACTAAGACATGTTAAGAGGCTGATTGTTGTTTTCATCTATTTTCCTTTTTAAATTTCATGCAATAAGTTCCGCATTTTCGTACAGACGCTGTGTCGAAAGGCTTTTCATTGATAAATACAAATCTTTCTTTTTCGTTAATGATATCTTCTATTTGTGAATGCGAAAAATCTACGGAAAATAGATACCAAATGTATTTATCCAAAAATTTTCTTTTTGTATCTTTTTCATTAAAATGCTCACAAGATCTATACTTTTCTATGATATAGAAATATTTATCATTCAGTGAATGTACTTCTCCGTCAAAAATATAGTCCATTATTCCTCAAAATTCATGTGAACACATCGGGCAAGTATTCTTCTTACCTTTCTTAGATGTTTTTTCTTCGCTTTCTTCATCTTTCTTGTCGTCGAATGTCCCCATCAATTGCGATTCAGTGAAACCCCAATCTAGCAATTCAAGAGCATTGAATTCGTTGGCTAGTATATCGAAATCGAAAGAGCCAGTGTTTAAGTTATGGCGTACCATTAATTCTTCAACTTCACTTTCTTCAAGCATCCTATCGGGAACCCAGCATTCTACGGTCTTTGCTTTCTGTCGCTTCAAAACTTTTATGCGTTGATGACCGCAGATTATCTGTAGATTTTTATTGATGATCGGGCGATCGATGAAACCGAATTTCTCTATCGAAACTTGAAGCTGATTGAATTGATCTTTCGAGATTTGACGGGGATTCTTCTCGTTAGCTTTGAGGTCTTTTATCTGATATATGCCTAGTGTCCAGTTAATCATATAGTTTTTCTCCGATTTTAGGGGGAATTAAAGGAGGATATCTTTTAAATACATGAGTTCCTGGATTAATAAATTCATTTTCGTAATCTTGTATGCATGAATTACACATTGCCAAATACGATTCTTTTCCGACTGTAATTTGTTCGGCAGATTTTCCGCATGCACACATTATTTCATTTCCTTCATCATCGTATAATTTTGGATTCCATAAACGTACAGATTGATTACATCCAAATTCTTCTTCAAGAACAACAGTTTCGGGAGTTTTTAATATAAGTTCATCGTCATTATTCATTTTTTCTAAATCATCAATAGTCAAACGAACTTTTGGGTATTCTGGCTCTGAATTCATACACCCGTATTTTGTTCCACCATAAAGGCAATCTGAACAAATATCTAACGGAGTAATCTCACCAGTCCCCATATTTTCAACTCCCATTCCGTGGGATTTTCTGCATTTTTTGCAGGGAGGGTATTCAATCATTTTTTTTCCTTCTTGACAATCACCACCAAGTTTTCAATGCTATTATCTTGCGAATCCCCATTCAAGTGATACACATGCTCATTACTTTCAAGAAATCGGCCTAACCTTTCTTCCATTATGTGCCTGTGTATACGCTTTTTTCTGCCGTCGATTGTTTTATACTGGTATTTTTTTCTATTTATATTTAACATTATACTTTTATGATTTAAATTTATTTAATGTTTGAATCATTTCCAATAGTTCATTTTCATCTGTTATCTTTTCCATTATTCCCCCCAAAAAAACGTGTATGTGAGCTGCCCTAAAATAAATGCCAAAAATGTGAAAAACATGTTAACCTCCGTGTTGCTTTCCTTAAATATATACAAAATGTAAATTTATGTCAAGCTTCTCTTGCTTTCTTTCCCTTAATTATGCATAATAGAACTGCTACGTGGAGGTAGAAAATGATAAATTTACAACTCGAAATGAATCTAGACAATTTGAGTAATTCTGATTTAAAATTTGTTGACATGGAAAAGCAAATCGGTACAATGTCGGAATCTCTGCATAAAGTGAGAAAGAAACTTTTCGCAGAGATCGGAGAATTGAAGAAGACATTAACTGCCGTACAGCTTTCTAATGCAGAGATTTTGACACAATTACAAGAAGCCAACGAAAAACTAGGGTTGAGAAATGAAGTTAAATTTGACTATGAGAAAAAAGATTGCCTTTTTAGTATCTCAGAGGCTCAAGAGGCTACGGGTTAATGTCGATCATATTCGTGATGCTACGAAAATAGTAGATTGCATTCACTCATTACAGGCATACGAACTTTCTAGGCTAAAAAATCAAATTCGATGATGATACCAGCTTTCTTGCGTTTTTCTTGCTTGTAAACCCATTCAATATCGATATGACAGTCATTGCGTCCACGTACTTCTATTGTCCTGCCTGATTTTGACTGGTAAGTGCGTACTACTTTATCAGAAATAACTAGTTCGGAAAGTTCGTCTCGAATCCACTTGAACGCCATCTGCAAATTATCGCTATCTAGCTCTCTAGAGGCGCACCTAGTCATCGTAATCTTTACGGGTAGGGTAACTTGCTCGATGTACTGCAAAAACGCCATACGCACAAAGAAAGCCTGTTGCTTATGCCGCTTACTTTTCGTCGTCCAGTGCTCTGTACAATTTGCTTCGCTTACTGTTTTTATTGGAAGCTCAAAGCTTTTAGTCGTCATTTTTCACCTTTAAGAGATTTTTTCTCGCAAATCGTCAAAAATGACGGAAAAAGAGGGGTGTTTTCCGTCATAAATGGTAGTTTTTACATTAGTATGCTTTTTTCTTTTCCCAATATTTATTTCTCAAAATATTTACGAAGTATCCATGTTCGTTTGAGGGAGAAGCTATTCGCTTAGAAGTGTTGATTTTAAGCTGATTCACCATATATTCATTAGCTTTTCTGATCTCATCTGTAGAGTAATCCATGCATATCTTTAATGCATCCTTAACTTTGAATCCAAGGGATATCAACCAGTTATAGGATTTATCACGTTCGTCTGAAAAAACAACTTTGTTTTTTTGATAAGGAACGACAGCAGGCACGGCTGTGCCGGGTTGTTGTTCTATAAACAATGGGTTATTAATAGGGTTGTTATTTGTGTCACCACATGTCACCGCTTCCTGGGTAGCATCGTCATTCTGTGTCGATGCTTTAGAAGGGGAGTCATCTTGTGTCGATGCTTCCTTTTTTCTTAGGTCTCTGGTTCGCATAAATGCATTATTGTAACCCCAAATATTTTTCACTTTGATTCTGTCGTTATAGGTTTTATTTTTGATAATCCCACCTCCTACAGTACATTTTTGAACTTTATCAATATGAATAAGAGGATTTCCATCGAGTTGATGGAATTTTTGAGTGAGTTCTTTTTTGCAATTTCCTATCTGACCAGCTGACATATTGCAAGTTTCCGCTAACTTATCTCTGTTTTGCCAACATGCACCTTGATCTCCAGCTACTGACTTTAGCACTCTATACAATTCTTTTGCGTAGATACTTAGTCTGCGTATTTCAATTTTTCCAGTTTTTTCATCAATGTGATCGTATGTTAAATAGTCAAGAATATGAGGTACCCTGGAATAGAAATTAGGTTCTTCATTCTCTAAGTAGACTGCGTATAATTCTTCGGAAAGTGTCATGAGAAAGCCTTGTGTGTACAATTGTTATTTTTTGTACGTCGGCCCTTGAACAAAACTCTTGCTTGTGATATTGTCTATGTTCTATAGTGTAGACAACATCCGTTTTGTTCCAAGTGCGTGTTCATTGCCTGACCGACGTACTTAGTGCCCGTGACTAACATCACGGGCTTCTTCATTTTATATGCCTGTATGCCTTAAAAGCCAAGGTAAATTTATTTTTCTTTTTTTTCCCATTCTTTTCTACATTCTTCTTTCCAACTGCTTTTTCGTTCTTCGTACAGATAAAGAAAAAGGAAAAATAAAATTAAGTAGCCAAATGGATCAGGAAAATAGAAAAAAAATAATATTATCCCAAAAAAAGATAAATATTTTATCAATTTTATTTTCCTGATCCATTCTTTGATTGGTTTTTTAAATATGAAACAAAAAAAAACTAAAGCTATGAAAATCCCTGAAGAAATTTCTGTAAACATATACATTTCTTTACTCATAGCGTTTTCCTTTGCATTTTTAGATTATGAGCATTCATGTCAGAGTGAAATCTGCTAAGTTGGATCTTCGTTTCAATCAATTTTATGTTTGTGTCGAGTAGCTCAGACTTAACGTTTCTCACTTCTTTTGATACTTCCTTGATTGTCTCTATCATCAATCGATTACTTTCTTTCGACGCGTCTCTTTCACATGCCGATAAATAGTACATTGCGAATACGATAAGTAGCACTTGCGCCCATTGCATTTTCATTTTAACCTCGTTCATTTATTTTCCAAATGTTAATCGAATTTTTAAACGAATCAATCAAATCATCTTTTAAATATGACATATCCGGCATAGCAATATAAATACCTTGTTCCACGCCTTCTCTAATTGAATTTAAAAATGGCTCTCTAATTATCTCTCCATCAAATCCATCTCCAGCTTCACACATAGTCAGAATTGCTTGTTTGACACCTAGACTTACTGCATCTAAATATTCTTTTTTAGAAATATCTTTCATCTTATTGCTCCTTCTTCAAAAAAGATCCATCCAACAATTCTTGTGCAGTAATGAATCCTCCTGTACCAATCTCTATATCTCTTGCACAACGCTTTCCTGGTCTTATCTTACCATTCATCACCTGCGCCATATATGTGCGACTGTAGCCTATTTGCTTTGCGAATGTAGACATACATAATTCATTATCCCATAAATATTTTCTAAGTTTCATAGATTTTCCTCCTGGTTTGTTTAGATTGTAGACGAATGTTCCTTTTTGCGCAATCTGTCTTTTTTTTAACATTTATCTTGCGTTAAAAACTGGACATGTGTTATATTTAAGTTATCAAAGCAACCGACTCCTGAAAGCAGTAACTTGCCGAAGTCGTAGCAGTTGTGAGATAAACAAAACGGATTGTTAAAGGAGTTAATATGTTAAATTTCGAGATTACACACCGGGGATATAGTTTCCCGGTTACAATGCTAGACAATGGAAAGAAGATCGTGGATTTCTATTCAGCAGATGTTAGATTTCTAGATGATGAGTTCGAGAATGTGAAAGAAGAAGTGAAAACAATTTTAGGGATGGTGATTTAGATGGATTACGAAGACATTGGATATGACCCAAGCGATGACGAAGTAGAAATTGAAAAAGATGATGATGGTTTCGAAGTATGTGCTAGATGCCGAAATGGATGTAACTTTTGCTTAATGTTGGAGAGATAAAATGGAAGAGATAGAATTTGTTTTGATGTATTACATGGATGGAAGCGACACCAAGTACTTATATTCTAAAGAGGTATTTTCTCTTTTAGTTAATGAGAATTCATGTTTTGAGCCTTATAGTTTAGATAAACTAATAGAAATGTGGAAAGAGAAGAATAAAGGAAAAGAACATTTAATTCACAAAATGATAGGGACACCATGGAAGAAATAGAATTTGCAATGGCTGTAAATAGTTATGGTGTTCAGCATTTATTTACAAAAAGATATTTATTTAGATGGCTTAGAGGAGATATTTATTATAAAGATAAAATTTCAGAGGAAGAATTAAACAAATGCAAGTTTGATGATTTAATTGAAGAATTTCGAAATAAGAATAAAGGAAATGGAACAATCCAAAAAATGATAGGTATCCCATATGACAACAATTGAAGCACACAATAACCTTACTAATCTGAAGCTTTATCTTGATGATATTGAACGAACAACACTAAGAGTGATGGATTTAATCTATCAAGTAGAAGAAAAATTATGCGACATCGAACTACAAAAACAAGGAAAATAAAATGGCAAAATCAGAAATAATAAGCGAACTAGCCCTTGCACTATCAAAAGTGCAGGGAGAAATTGAAGGCGCAATCAAAGACGCTAACAATCCATTTTTCAAGAGCAAATACGCGGATCTTACTTCATGTTGGCAGGCTTGCAGAGAACAGCTATCTAAGAATGGAATAGCAGTAGTTCAGAGCGGGGATGATAGCGATACACATCTATGTCTTACTACTACGTTAATGCATTCATCCGGCCAATGGATAGATGGAACTCATAGAATGGAAAAGAAGATCACTGAGAAAGATAAGACTCGTAGAGATATGAATGCTCAAGACATAGGCGCAGCAATTACATATTTGCGTAGATTCTCTCTATGCTCATTAGTTGGCATTTGCCCCGAGGATGAAGATGCTAATTCTATCACACCGACAGCACATCGTAAAGATACGCATCATTCTCAACAACAGACATGTTATTCAATGACTCCCGCGCAAGTTCAAGAAATAGATCACTTGCTTAGTCAATGTTCTGAAGATTTTGTGAAAGCACACAATGCATTCTTGAAAGACACGTTGAAAGTCACATGTATGAGTTTAGTTGACAGCAGGTACTATCATGAGTTTAAATCATATGCATTGAAAAACATTGAGACAATGAAGTCAAAAGTAGTCGTTCTAGAAAACAAAAATCCTCCTTCTGTTTTTGATATAAAAGAAACTTCGCTTGCAGCTAAAGAATTGCATGACAAAAAAGAAGCGGTGCTCAACGAGCTTAAACAGAAAAAAATTGAAAATGCTAAATTTGGAAAGTAATGAATATTCACAATGAATTTAGAATCATCCCTGAGCCATTTCAAGGCTCGGAGGAATGGTTAGCTTTAAGACGCACTAAAATTACTGCAACCGATGCAAGAGTTTTGATGAACGTTGACCCTTGGAAGACTAAAAAGCAACTCTATGATGAAAAGATCGGAGTTGGAACTCCACGCAAACAGCATGCTTACATGAAGAGGGGTCTAGATCTAGAAGATGGGATTAGGGATCAACTAGAACATAAGTACGGCGTTGCTTTACAAAAAGCTACAGTCGTAAGGGGTTGGTGTCTAGCTTCATTAGATGCTATGAGCAGTGATGGAAATATAATAGCTGAGATTAAATGCCCCGGAAAGAAAGATCACGGTCTAGCAATGATGGGACAAGTTCCTGACAAGTACTATCCGCAGCTTCAGTTTTCTATTCATGTCACAGGGCTAGATTTCATATACTATGAAAGCTCTGAAGACGGAGAAACCACAGAGTCGATAATTGTAGAAAGAAATCAAGACTACATTGATGATATGTTAGAGAAATGCTATGAGTTTTATCAGTCTGTATTGGATGGAAAACCTCCGGAACTTGAAGAAGATGATTTCATCGACAGAAATGACCCCATGTGGTTTAACGCATCAGAAGAATATAAGAAAGTACGTAAAGAGATTGTGTCTCTACAAGAAAGAGAAAAATCTTTAAAAAATCAGCTAATATATTACTCTATGTCAAAGAACAGTCGAGGCAATGGATTGACACTACAGCAAGTCGAAAGAAAAGGCGTGTTGGAATATGGTAAATTATTGAAGATATTACAAGAGCGTGTCGGCGTGGATATCGAGAAACATAGAAAGCCTTCATCATCCGAATGGCGTATCACGATACAATAAAGACAAAGCCCTCGCAATGCGAACGAGGGCTTTTCAACGAGATAAACATGACAAAATCGATTTCCATAAATCAAAAAAAAAGGAATCTGTCAAATAACAAAATGCACGCTATTTCATATTAGGTTTTTAGGGAATTTTCTTTCATCATATTTCTTAGGCTTTTCAAAAAAAACAACAACGCGATATATATAGCGCATAGTGAGGACATAAATGGGAAAACGATTAAGTAAAGTTAATGAAAAAGCTAGAAGGTATCCCGGTGATCCTCCATCTGGCAAGCCACATGGAAACGTTAAAGTTCACGGTAATTTTAAAGAAATTAATTGGAAAGAAGTTGAAAGAAGAATTGAAGTTGGGACTTCAGGAGCGACAATTGCTAAATGCTTAAGAATTCATCCAGATACTTTTTATGAGAGATTCAGAGATGAATATAATATGACTTTCACTGAATACACCAGTGGAATGACGGCCTGTTTGCCTGCAAATATATTGTTAAGACAATATATAAAGGCTATGGAAGGCAACGTAGAGATGCTTAAACTGCTTGGCCGTGAAAATTGTGGTCAAGGACGTGATGAGGACCCTGCTAGCAGAAAACTAGCAGAGAAATTCGATGAATCAGTTCTTCATTTAGCTAGCTTGTTTTCGGGCGTTAAAACACCCGACATATCAGCTAAGGGTACTTCTGATTTAAATATCGATGATAGTAAAATCAATAAAGATACGAAATCATAATGGTTGATAGATATGATCATCGCTTGTTGAGGCATCTCTTCAATGCGATGAATCATATCGTCAAGTGCTGCTAGAAGGTCATCGCGAGTAATTGATTTGGCTTCTTGTATTTGAGGAACAAGTGTATTCCCTTCATCATCAACACGTAGGAATATGCTCCAGTCAGTTGCAGCACATCCCATTTTATCACCACCGCTCACGCTTATCTTTCCACAGGCACAACCTACTTCATCACGTTCATGTATGCTTTCAATAATGGATTCACATGATTTGCATTTAGCTCTGTTTCTCATTCAAAAAATCCTTCTGTTATGTAATCCAAAAATTGAGACACTTGCTTAGTAGAATATCTATGCACTTTCCCGTACACTCTAATTTCTACTATTTTTACATCACTGTCTAGACAGGAATCGATATTAATAACAAGAGTATCGCATGATAGCTTAAGTTTTTCGATTGATTCATTCGAGCTACAAACATATGCTCGTATTTTATCTTGTTCTTTCATAAAATTTACTCCTGTCTTATACTTAAAATATGCCTGATGCACTATCCCAAAAACAACTACAATACGTAAAAGAAGCAAATTCTCGTTGGAATTTAGCACACGGATCAGTTCGGTGTGGTAAAACCGTAGGAACTGTATTTAAGTTTATGCTTGATGCTGTCCAATGTCCTGATAGCAAAATATACATTGTAGGCCATACATTCGATACAGCATATAGAAACGTAGTTCGTTTGATAATGGAATCAGATGAACTGGCGATATTCAGGCCTTTTTGTGTATGGTCAGGAAAGAAGCTTTATTTTAGAGAGAAGATTATCACGATCTTAGGTGCTAAAGATGAGGGGGCGATCGGGAATTTTCAAGGGGATACTCATTCTTTAACTTACTGCGATGAAATTACTTTATATCCTCCGTCCATTATTGATATGATAGATACCCGTTTAAGCTGTGTTCACAGTAAAGCTCATGCTACAATGAATCCCTCTTATCCTACTCACAAAGTTAAAGGATGGATTGACAAGGCTCAAGAAGGTAATCCTAATTATTATCAACTGCACTTTACACTGGATGACAATCCATATGTACCTCAAGACTACAAAGATAGAATTAAAAACTCTCTTTCTGGAGTGTTCTATAAAAGAAATTATCTCGGTCTTTGGTGTCTTGCGGAGGGTGCAATCTTTGACTTCTTTGATAGAAATATCCACGTTCTACGAAAACCACCTTGCGCAGCAGAATACTACATTGCAAGTATTGATTACGGCGCTTCGAATCCATTTGCGTGTGTGCTCATTGGAGTTTCAACAGGCCAGTACACACAAACAGGCAAGAAAATGTGGGTTGAAAAAGAATATTTCTGGGATCCTCAAGTTAAGCAACGAGGAAAAACTAACAGCGAATTTGCATACGATATGGTTGAATTCCTGCAAGACTACAACGTTAGAAATATCTACATTGATCCAAGTGCTGCGTCATTCAAACTAGAAATGCGTAGAGCTGGACTAATAACGATGGACGCTAATAACGAAGTACTCGATGGTATTCAAATACTTGGTACTGAGATGCAAAAGGGCAATCTATTCATCTTAAATACATGCAACAACTTGATTAGAGAGATGGAGTCGTATGTGTGGGATAAGAAGGCAGCAGAGAAAGGCGACGATGAGCCTGTTAAGAAAGCAGATCACGCGATAGATGCCCTTAGGTATGCCTGTGCGACCCATAAGATACAAGTTTACCAGCCGTATAAGGATGTAGAGAGAGCAGATGAATGGAGGAAGAACAAGTATGATCACTATAGAAGGTAAGGAATATTCAAAAGAATATGCAGAGAAATGGCGCACAAAAAACTTTCTTCCTACTAACTATTTTGATCTATCGGTGCAAGAGCGTAGGGATGCTTTTCAAGAATGCCAACGGAAAATATGGGCTAGGGATGGAAATCCTAACCATTTCGAAGTAAGGTTAGCTAATTATAGAAAGTCGAAAGATAAAAAAACAAAAGAACATGAATTCACTGTTGATTTAAATACAGAAAAATGATATAATTTAAACGGTCAACCTAAGTGTCCGCGACATGATTAACCCTGCCAGGTTTTTCATGGATCTATTTTGCATATTTAACTCTGCAAGGTTAAATATGTTTTTGTCTTGCATATTTTAACAAGTCTAGGAGGCATCCGAAAAGCAGCTTCTCACTGCCTGACTTGTTCTTTCACTGAGAATAACTCGAGAGGTTATATGTCTAAGATATGTATTGTTTGTGAAACCCCATTTACAAAGCGTCGTCCAAATTCATGCCAAAGATGTTATTTTAAAAACAGACATCAAGAACGTTATGTGATAAAGGAAAAAGCATGTGCAAATTGTGGTATCATATCAAAGATTGCAACGAATAAATATTGCCTTTCTTGTAGAGAAAATATTACAAAGTGCAATGAAAATCAACGTATTTACTTTGGTAAAAAGTTTTATCAAGATAAGACAGGTTATTGGATATGCACAAGGAAAGGAACTCCTTGGGCACATCGATGGGTTTGGATTAATCATAATGGAGAAATACCTAAAGGAATGCACATTCATCACATAGATGAAGATAAATCAAATAATGACATTTCAAATCTTCAAATGCTTAGCGGTTCAGATCACATATTGGAACATTGGAAAGATGAAGAGGATAGAGCAGAAAGAAGAAAATTCCTTGATTTAATCAGACCACTAGCACATGAGAAAATAAGAACTAAAGAAGCTCGTGAAAAAGCTCGAATAAAAACTAAAGAATCTTGGGTTAAGAGGAGGCTTGAATAAATAAAGTTCAACTAGTATGTTGATAATATAAAACATATATAGGGGGCTATTTTGAGTTTCACAGCACCAACATGGCAGAATAATACAGAGCCCACTCAAGGTAACGTGAGGGGCTGGTTAGATTCGCTCTACGCTAAGTTTCAGCCTGTGGAACAGGCCCGGGCCTAGCGCCCTCTGATTTCTTGTAATGAGAAGGATGGGGGCGCTAGGTCTAAAAAAATGATGGAATCAGGCCAATATAGATACTCTTTTCTATGCCGGCTCGCAAACTTTCGTTAATCGGTACTTCAATTTCGCGCCTACAACGTCGTACCAGCAATATTACTTCAATCTATGCCAACAGCCTGTGAATATGATCACTGGCTATCAACGGCAGCATAGAAAATCCATCATGTACCAAAATATAGACGGTGGAGATGCGCAGACAACCGACCAGTATACAAAACTAATCACTTCTGTGGCTAATCGTGGAGCTATTCACGAGCAATTCAGTAAAGCATGTGAGCTTGCAGCCGTATCAGGAATGGTTATGCTTCAACCTTACTTAGATTATAATGGAGATGATAGTGCACAAGGACAGCTTAAGCTTAAAATCTGGGAATACAACTCATTCTTGGTTGATCCTTATTTCCGCGAACCGGACATGTCTGATGCGCAATTTATTTGGTGCCAAGAATATATATCAAAAAAGGAAGCTGAGTCCAGATTTCCCGGTAAACTGGAAAACATTGCGCCAATGGCCGGTACTCCTCAAAGGTACGGTTCATTTTATTTCTTGCCGGAAAACTATAATATGGCACGTAACGACCTTATGGTGTTGTCATATGTTTGGTACAAGTCGAAAGCAAAAAAGAAACGTCTTTACAGTGATAAGCGCAAACAGTTCTTTGACTTTGCAGGTGGAGATCCTCAAATGCAACAAATTCTTCAAGCGGTGCCGGATTTTGAGGAAGTAACAGTTGAAATGCCTTGTTGGAAGCTAGCAGTCGTATTGAATGAACAGCTAATGTTTAACGGCGAAAATCCAATTGGCGATATTGGCGCGCCGATGATACCAGTATTTTGGAACTATGAACCACACATTAATTACTTCGATCTTCGAGTGCGTAGCCTCATTCGAACAATGCGAGATCCTCAATTTCTATTCAACCACAAGGTTATTACTAATAATGACATTGTGTCTGCTACTATTAATGCAGGCTGGAAACGGAAAGTCGGGGCTGTAGCTAATGAGGATAACCTGAAGAAGTCAGGTCAGGGGTGGGACGTTATCATCAATGAAGGTTATGAGATGACAGATTGCGAGAAGCTGATTCCGTCGGCTGTTCCTCAGTCTGACTTAGAATTAGCGCAGCAGATGGATGATCTAATTTGGAAGACAGCAGGTATCAATATAGAGAACTGGGCAGGCCAGAACGATAAGCAGATCTCTACGTTGACCCAACTCATGAAGATGGCTGCTAATCTAATGGTATTTCAAAAGTACTTTGATCAGTGGGATTATTCATTGAAGCTTGTCGGTGATAAGCTATTGCATGTAGCATTGAACAATTGGAATGCTGAGAAAGTAGGCTTAATGATAGGGGAGGAGCCTTCACCTTTGTTTTTTAGCCGTATGTTCAGTAAGTTTAATACGATGGTAGAAGAATCAGATCTAACACCGACACAGCAGAATCTACAAGCTCAGCAGATGATGGAAATCAATGAAAGATTCGGAAGAGAAGTGTTCCCACCATCTAAGATCATTCCTAAGCTCAATATTACAGGAAAAGGCGAGCTTATTCCTTGGCTCGAACAGCAAGAGCAACAAATGCAAGCTGTTCAAAGCGAAGAAACCAATATCAAACATTCATTTGAAGAAGCTAAATTGCGTGAACTCTATAGCAAAGCAGCCGCTAATATTGCTAAAGCAAGAGAAGATCATTCTAGATCTGAAAGTAATCTAGGCTTATATGAAGAGCGTCTATCCATGATTGAACGCAATAGAGCAATGTCACTGAAAGAGAAACAAAGTGCTCTAGCATTGATGTTAGAAAACATGGCTAAATTCGGTGAAGTAGAAGTCAGACTCAAACAAAATGAACTAGATCATATCAACTATCAACAGATGATTGATGAAGAGCTTGAGAAGAATGACGTAGAAAAACGTACTGGAGCTAATAAGTTCTTAGCCGAGATAATGGGTAGTGGAATGCAAGGCCAACAACAGCAACAGCCTCCCGAAGGTCAAGGTCAAGGTCAAGGAATTGCTATGTAAATAGAATAATGTTATAAAGAGATTGGATTAAATTAACAGCCTTCAAGGGCTACAGGAGATATTATGAGCGGTAAAAGAATTGATGATCACAGTAACTGGATTGGCGGACGCTCAAAAGGCTCTGTATTTCCTGACGGTGGACATAAGATCAAAGATGAATCTAGTGCTGAGGGTTTTGGCGGATTATCTCATTACGAAGATACCACAGAAACTATTAAATCAATGCAAGAAAATGCAAAGAAAAAGGTTCATGGGCATCCTATGAAACCTGGCACACGTAATTAGTTTTTAGACGCGTTAGCTCAGTGGGAGAGTCCTGATGTATAATCGGGGGGTCGGTTCGTTCGATTCAACCACGTGTCATTAGCTCTTATACGCTAACATGTGAAAAGCATAACATGTAAAATAAATCGCGGCGGATGGCATCCAACACAGAAATGCCGGGTTGTCGCTACCTGAAAGAGATTGCCCCTGATTAGCTGTCAGGAAAGGGATCTAGGTTTTGCTTGTGTTTTCCCTAGACATAAAAACACAAGACGTATTACATCGTGCTATATATCAAGTTATTGATATTTAGTTAGTTAATTTTAAATTAACAAGGGCTGTTACATGAAAAAGAACTTTAAAGACACAATTCCAGATCTCCCCAAGACCCCAAGTAAATCACCTTGGGATTTTACTTGTCCTGATTATGACCAACGTTCATCTTGTTTCGTTAATGCTGGTGCGCATCATGGCGTTGGATATAGACAGCCAGTAGGCACAAAGACGCATTCGAATAAAGGTGCAGTTCCAGTAGGTAAGGGAATGGGAATGACAGATGATTACATTCCAGTAAAAAACTTAGTGATTGAGCTAGAGAAATGAAGGCTAGGAACGCACACACAGCTAAACCTAATCAATCAGGTCGAGCTATGGGAGACTATTACGGCACTGGTATAAAAGCTAAGGTCGGCAAGATGCGTGAAGATTCATTAGGGATGAATTCAGTTCCAACAAAGAAACTGAGTAAACCTCCACGCTCTTTAGCTTAAGCTATTGGTGGGGGCATCCAAATCGAATCCATTCGCTTTTTACGCTTTGCTTCTATTGCAAGCTGGCTATAGATAGAATCAATTTCTGCATCTGATAAGTCATCATCTTCCGGACGTTCTAACAATGTTCTATTGTGTTCAAAGGCATTTATACTATCTAGAATATCGGGATTGGCGGTAAGTTGATCTTTCTTAAATGAATTCCATGTCTCTCTTGCTGGAATCATCCATATGATTTTAACTATATCTGTTCCGGGGTATGCCTTGAACAGCATGCTATTTGTTTGTGGTTTTGGTCTACTCAATCTAGGCTGCCATATCAACCTTTTTACTGATATATTCTCATCGGTGCGAGCATGAGCAAAGATGTAGAACGGATAGTTCCCAAATGGTTTTTGATTAATTAGATCTTGACAGCATTCAGAGATGGAAAAATTTTGACTAGTAAAATGTTGTAGTCTATCATGAGTTTCTAGTCGATCAATACGTATCATAGCGGCCCTCTAGTTCATTTAAAACAGTCTCAAAGGATATATATGACAGATAACACAGAAAATGTTCAACCACAAACAAATCAAGTCAGTGATAAAGAGCTAAATTTCAGAAAGCTGGAAGCCAAGTATCAGCAAGAGCTAGGTGCTGAACGTGCTAGACGTGAAGACATGGAAAAGAGATTGAATGAGATGTCTCAACATCAGAATCAAGTGCAAGAAGTAGAAGAAGACGACCCAGAGCCTTACGTTGATCACAAGAGACTAGAGAAAAAGCTTGCTAAGTTCGGTCAATCGAATCAATCCCAAATCGAAAAAGCCATGCAGCAAGCTAAAGTACAGGCTAAAGAAGAGTTAAAGCAAGAAATGTTCTTAGATAATAACCCCGATTTCTATCATGTTTTAGAACTAGCTGACAAATTCGCAGAGAGATCGCCTAAACTAGCAGAGAATATATTGCGTATGCCCGCTGGATTTGACAGACAAAAGCTAGTGTATCAAACGATTAAAGAACTCGGCTTACATAAAGATCCCGTTAAAGAAACATCGATACAAGAAAAAGTCGATGCTGCTAGACGTAGCCCATACTATCAACCTACATCCGTCGGGGCTGCTCCGTATCAATCAGTAGGTAATTATTCACCGGACGGACAGAAGCAAGCATATGATAAGATGAAAGAGCTGCAATCGAGATTGCGACTATGATCATAATGAAGGATATTTCTGCCAGTGCGAAAGCAGAAATATCCGGTTATCTAGGCAGGAGAGGGAAGAGGGGAAGAGCGTTTGGATGAGTGGATCAAGATAGTCTATATTTTTTAGATGGCAATTCTAAACCTAATGACAAGTATTCATGATCACTCATTCCAACTTTTGTTTGGATGAGTAATTCAGTATTTTTAATAACCCATTCAATACCATTTTTGCGAGCCCACCACATTACTTTATTTCTAGAAATCCCTAGTTTTCTAGCCCATTGAGTTTCAGAAAGTTTTAATCCTTCATATTCATAATAAATATTCTCCCTCTTGTTATTGCTTTGGGTTTCTTGATCTGTCCATCTGCAATTCTCTGGGCAATAGTTTCCATTAACATCTATTCGATCTATACTTTCATGAGGTTTTGGATGACCCATATCTTCTAAGAAATTTTCGAACGATTCTTTCCATCGTTCACACATCACAATTCCTCTACCTCCATAATTTGAGTAATTCTTATCTTTTTCTCTGGTGCATCGACTTTTTATCATACACCAAGCCGTATACACTTTAAAATTTGGATGATTTACAGAAGAATATCCATGCTTATGTGCTGCATTTTTCTCTCCTTTAGTTGATATTTTTCGAGCGCATGATCGGCATTTAGTACTTTTACCCCTTGTTAAAGCTATGTAATCTGAAATTGATTCATTCCCACAATCACATTTGACTTTGAATTTGTTTACTCGCACAAACTTTCCTAAGAATTCAAGTACAATCCATTGCCCAAATCTTAGTCCAATTAATTGTTGCATATAATGTTTCCTTTGTTAAAATGAAGTTTCGCAGGAATGCGTTAAATCTATCGCGTAATAGGACTTCGCACACCCTGAAGGTATATTGAGAACGGACGTAAGTTAGGCTCGTCTACCAATCATTGTATCACATTCTTGTAACCACCACAAGGAAATAAGATCGTGAGTATTACAACCACTTCTGGGTTGGGCCCAATGATTCTCCAGAGCCTAGCTCCGGCGATGCTAAAATAATATGGTATCGTTAAATTTCTTCTGATTGACTTGGAAGCCTAAACCGAAAGGCATGGCGACAGGGGGCAAGTTTAAATACAGCCTGAGAGACTGAGTGAAGAAACTCGAAAGAGAAGCGACAGTCCGAACATTCCAACGAAAGGGAATGAGATAAGCAGAAATGACTTATCCTAACAGTTAACTAATTGTTAAAAGTTAGTAACAAGATGATATGTCCCGACTCCAACAATGAATTATATAACTGTGTGCGATAAAGTTTCTATGCCCGCAAACGGCGGAACTACATGCAGATTTATGCGCCCACGCGCATTACAACCACCAACAGTACAGTTGGGGAATTCAGGAATCGATCCACCAGCTCAGGTTCCTCAAAGAGATATCATCGATGCACAAATGGCTTTTTTTGGTACAGGTTGCATCATAAACGAACAGGTTATTCTACAAGATCAGGAAGGGGTTCTTGCATGGGTATCTGAGCGTTTAGCTGTGGCCATGCGTCAAGCTGAGGATTTAATTTTGCGCGATTATATCGTTTCTGCTGCAAGTCAAATCAACGCCGGAGGGGGAGGAGGTTCATTCAACCCTACACCACTCGGAGTTACAGACTTTAGCTTAGTAGCTACTACTCTTGATACTAATAATGCATACAAATTTATGTCAGGTATCAACGGGGATTTACGTTTTGGAACCGGACCCGTGAGATCGAGTTATTTCATGTTAAGTTCGACTGAACTACAGTCAGACTTTGATGCAATGGCTGCTAGCGGTAACATTTCATTCCAAAACCAGTGGAATTATCCAAATAATAGTAGCGCGTTGCCATCCGAATATGGCGCAGTAGCAAATATTAGAATTTTAACTAGCTCTGAAGCACCTGTGGCGCGTAATGCAGCTACTAACTCAGCTGGTATGACTTCTGATGTATACTACAACACCGTTTTAGGTAAACAAGCTATTACGCATATCAATCAAGATGGTTTCTCGATGAATCTTATTTATCGTGATCCTTATTATTCTGGTATGTTAGCTCAGAACGCTACTCTTGCTGTTAAATTTGCTCAAGCTCAAGCTCTGACTCAAGATACAGCTATCCGCAACGTTCTTTCAACTCGCTCTAGCGCATTGGGGGTATAAGATGGCTGAATATTCAAGATTAGCTAAAGGCTCTTTCGTAGCAACAGGAACTGAAGCTGCTGCAACATCGGCTGTAATAAAACTTCCTTTTATGCCTGATTTTGTTGAGATTTGGAACTATACTAACATGAAAAATGCTCCAGCAGTTAATAAAGTTACTAGAGCATGGTGGGATAGCAATTTGATAGATACTACATCTTCAACTATTCCAACTATGATTGAGCTATATCCAAGTGGATCAACCACATTTACCGCTTTTGATACAATATCAAATGATGCTACACATCAAGCGATCAATGTATTTCAAGCAGGTCAGTTGTTACAGTATGGACCAGCACAACAAATTGTTAGTGCAACTGCTGCTAATCCTCCAGTATTTACAGTTACAGGCCACGGTTACAAAGTTGGTGATACTGTTCTATTGAAAGGATTATATCAATCTGCAAGTACTGGTATGGCTCAAATGGCAGGAATGATGTTTACAATCATTACTGTCGGATCTGCTAATACTTTTACAGTAAGTTGGGATGCTAGCGGAAGTAATTATACTGCACTGAGTGGTTC